AATCCAAATTGTTATATTAAACCTCATAACAAATGGTTTCTTGGGTATAAAAATCAAGATGTAGTTCTTTATGATGATTTAGGAAAGAGTTGTAGCTCATGGATTGGAGACTTCCTTAAGCAATGGGGAGATCATTATCCATTCCCTATTGAAACAAAAGGAGATGGGTCTGTAATCAGACCAAAAAGAATTATAGTTACTTCAAACTATTCAATTGAGGAATTATTTGGACATGACGAACAATTATCTTTAGCTATTCAAGCAAGATTTAAAACAAGACATATAGTTCAATTAAATATGCCTGTTATTCCTCCTGTTATTCCAAATCCACAACCGGAATGGGATGAAGTAAGTATTCATGACGAAGATGATGAAATCCTGGACCATTTAAATCTTCAAAATTATTCTCAAGAAAGAACCAAATTGATTTGGAATATCGAAGAAGATGAAAGTTCTCTTGAAATTTAAATAAATACTTTTTATTTATCCAGTGAATCTTACTCTTGTTCGGTAAGTGAGTAAACTAGCACCATTTGTGGTAGTTCCAATGAGATGAAGTGAATTATCAGCAATAGATGTAACAACTGCAGTTGTCCCAGTGTGGTTAACTCTAATAGGCTTTCTAAAGTTGAATCCCATTTTAAATGGAACCAAAACTTGTCCAGTTGCAAATAAATTTGAAGCTCCTTCATTGGTATTAGCTCTTGCTCTTGGGATCATGAAAGTTTTATCTTTCAAAACTATAAAACGAGCAGAGTTTTGTAAATTCTTTACAGAATTAACATCAGCTGTAGCTGCAATTGTATCAAAAACATCTTCTGCATTAAGTTGAGCTCCATTAGTTTGTTTATCTTGAACTAGTACAAGCCTAACAATAACATCACTAAGAGGAAAAATAGAAGATTCTACAACTGCAGTAACAAAGAATCCTTTGATGAAAACAGAATGAAGTGTTGCAACACGACCATCTCGTTGAGATTCTCCATCGCCTTGGGCGATAGCAGAGATTGCTAGCGGTGTAGTTGGATCAAGTTCACCTCCTGCCCATGTAGTAGTCAATGCTGTATTAGAAATATTGTAATCAACAAATTTCTTTTCAATTCCAGTGAATCCACCAATTCTTGGTTGTAGAACTCTTCGTCTTTGTAGTCTTCCGATTGCAGCAGCTTGAGTGGTTTGTCTTGGACGTTTGAAAGGTCTTGAAGATTGAGTAAAACCAATTGGACGACGTCTTTTTAACATTCTGAATTCAAAGTCTTCTTCTGGATGTGGTCCGAGAATTCGGCGCATAAAAATTATTGAAAAAATATAATTCTCAAGAAATATTTAAAATTTGTAACTCCGGATGAATTCAAAAACACGGCTCTCGAAAAAAGACGAAATTGGATTTGATAGTTCTGATGTAGAGGATGCTACAACAACAGAAGAATTCGAAGATGCTTGTCAAAAAGAAGAAATTGAACAATATGTTAGAGAAGAAGTACATTGCTGGCTAGCTATTCATGGATCTAAATTGTTTTCATTAGAAACATCCAAGTTTCTTGCCAAAACAGCTGCACCTTATAAGAATCCTCAATTTCAAGTAGGAAGACCAAAGAAATAAACGTCGCCTTATATTTGTGGGAGTATGTCTGAGCGGTGTAAGGGGGGCCAGGGCATGACCCCAGTATGGGGAAGGCCCCCCTCGCCGCGAGTTGAACTGCTTTAGTAAACTCTTAGTTGAAATCCGCATCGAAGAATCATCGATATTTTCGGAAACAAATACAGGGAATCTTTTACGCCATACTGAGATCACTCCCACAAAAATCACCAAAGCGATCTCTACATTTTACAAATTTTTGGAATATTTTTTATACGGAGAAAAGAAGTTAACAAGCAAACTCCGGTTTGACCACAATTTTTAGGGCAATACTTTTTTAAAAAAGAAAGGCCAAGTAGACTAAGGTATAGTATTACCCTTAGTCTATCTGGCCTGGCCTCTCTATCTGGACTTATGCCGAATGGTGCAAAACATTGGTGCTTTACGATCAACAATCCTTTACGCTCAGAAAAAGCAGGAGATTCTCTCAATAATTATGATTATTGTATTCTTGCTAATGAAGTTGGAGAAGATGGAACGCCACACGTTCAAGGTTATATTGCAATGAAAGTAAAAACAACATTACAAAATATGAAGAAGATATTGCCAAGAGCTCATTTGGAAATGATGCGAGGATCTTCTAAAGAAGCTTCAGACTATTGTAAAAAAGAAGGAGATTTTATCGAATGCGGAGACTTGCCTGTGGTTGGAGGAGTAGTTAAAGCTAGGAGATATAAAGAAGCAATTCAATTATCGAAAGCTGGAGACTTTGACAAAATGCAAGAAGATCATCCCGATATGTATTGGAATAATTATCATACAATGAAAAGAATACGTATGGACAATCCTGACAAATTAGAAGATTTAAATGAACTTAAGAATGAATGGATATGGGGACTTCCAAGAATTGGTAAATCAAGAATGGCGAGAGCTGAAAATCCAAATTGTTATATTAAACCTCATAACAAATGGTTTCTTGGGTATAAAAATCAAGATGTAGTTCTTTATGATGATTTAGGAAAG